TGGGTTGCCTAGTGCAATGGATGATACATCTGATGCTTCTGTCAAAGTCGTAGTTGCTTGCGCAAGGTCAGAATAGATTGAGAATACAACTGATGAACCTGGCATTGCTTGCTGTACTGGCTTAACATCTGCAAGAGCACGCATTACTGGAATGCTACGTAGTGCCATACGAACGTATTGATCATACGCTGTTTGTACTAGATTACTTATTGCGGAGGTGCCGGTCAGCGTTCCCGTTGGAATTGCCATTTAGGGTGTGCCTTTCGGTTAGTTGGTTTAGAGTCCAGACATCCGGATAACTTCGTCAAGCTCCTCTTTCGAGTTAGCCGACATAAGTTTACGAAGAATGTCATCTGAAGCATCAGGTGTCATACCCTGTTCAGTGGCATTATTCATACGCTTATAGTCTGCGGCTTGCTTTGGGTCAACCGTGTTCTGGTTGGATTCAGTGGTTTGAAATCCGAAAACGTCTCCGTTATCGTCAAGCCACTTAGACAAAGACTCCTCAGTTGGGTCAATGTCCGATGGGATAAACTTTGCAATTTTGCTGTTTACCCCGCGAGCTTCGAGGGTGTCTTTGATTGCTCGTTCTCTTTGTGCTTTGGAAAGTCCCTCAAACTGAGATTTTAATTCAGCGAGTTCTTTTTCCTTTTGCTTGTTTGCTTTACGCAATTGTTTAACGAGATCATTTGAATCAAAAGTTGATTCTGTATCATCGTCATCCTCGTAGTCGAAATTGGACATAGTCCATCTCCCATTCATTTTGTAGTTGTCGTAGACCTCATATGGTTCTGGGGGTTTCCATATGGCTTCTACTACTGGTTTTATTGTCACTCTAACGGACCAGTCATCCCGTTAGCAGGCTTTGTTTAGTAGGAACCAGCTCCTGGTTGTCCTAGCATATAGTTTGATACTGCACGATCTCTGTTTAATGAACCTACACCTGATGAACCGCTAAAGGATGCAGTCTCAAGCCCTGTAAGTTTCTTACGCTTTGCTGCGGCTGCTGCTGAACCTGCTGTATTAAATACTTCAGATTCTGCAGTTGCTTGGTTATATGGTTGCTGCTTATAGATATCAGCAAGTTGTGAACCGCGAGGAACCATCTCTGCAACATTTGCATAACCTTGCTGTGCTTGAGCCTTGGTAACACCAAGTCCTGCTAGAGATTCAGCAGTACCGCCATTTGCTTGCAATCCTTGTGCAAGTGCTGCTCCACCGATTTCAGCTGCAGTTACTTTACGGTTAATTTGGTCAAGACCATTTTGTGGGTCAAGAGTGTAAGCAAGAATATCAGCATTATTAATATCAGGATAGAATTGTTTAAGCGCTTGTAAAACTTCTGGATTAGAGTTAACTACTCTTTGTTGCGCTGTAGCAATACGATTTTCTAATTCAGTAGCAGATACATCGTTAGCAATAAATTTGTTAAATCCAGCCTGTGTGCCTAGTGAATCTTTTGTATAATAAGATGCAGGAAGTCCATAGTTACGCATAATATTTTGATACTGGTCTTCTAGCCCAATATATTCTGCTGGAGTCAAGGCTGTAAGCCCTGCTTTAATGCGCTCTTGATTAGCAGCAAAGCGTTGCTTATAAGCATCAGTATTTTGTAGAGCAAGAGAGAATTGTGAAGGATTTACATTAGAGTCAGTTATAAGTCCTTTGATTTCATTTACCATAGAACCTAAACCATATTTATTAAACTCATTATAAAGAGCATCAAAAGCAGATTGACGTGCAGAATTTCCAGTTGTATCTGTTCCTGTCGAGGTTCCTGTCGGTGTTGGCGTTGTAAAGCCCGTAGGACCTGTAGGACCTGTGGGTGTTGATGTTGCTGGTCCTGTAGGACCTGCTGGTGTTGTTGGTCCAGTTGGCCCTGTAGGATTAGTAGAAGTTGGTATTACTGTATTTGCGCCTACTGGGTTTCCAGGAGTTGCCTGTGTTGTTCCGCCTACAGAACGTCCACCATATTTTGCTGCATTTTCTGGAGTATCAGGTGCGGAATAAAGTTTCCAACTACCACTATTGGTATCACCTATCCAAGAGTAATATTGAATTACTCCATCTTTTTTAGGTGCTTCTGGGCGAATTGCAAAATTAAACATTGGATCAGTTGCTGCACGTGCTTTTGCAGCAGCAGCATCTGCTTCATCACGCGCTGCTTTAAGATATGCAACTTGTTCTTCTGGTGTCATTGCTGCACGTTCTGCAGCAGTTAATTCTCTGTATGGAGTCATTGGCCCAGTTGATGTACTATCAGTAGTAGAAATTGTAGGGTTTGAAATTACACCATTAGAAGTTACATCAGTTACACTAGATGTTGGAGTTACCACAGTTTCAGGCGCTTTAAGTAATGAAGGTATATTAGAATTTACATCATTAGAAATTTTATTTACAGCATTTATATCAAGTGGATTTCCAGCAGGTGCTGCAATAACATCAGGTGATTTAATTATTGCCGCTGACACTACAGGCCCTAATGCAGCTAGTATATCTGCTGATAATTTAGGGGCTATAATTGGTGCTATTGCATTTATTGCTGCAGTAGTTGCTTGTTGAACATCGGCAGTTGCAGGTGCTGAACCAGCAGGTGCATCTATAACAGCAGGAGATGCAGCAACAATTTGAGTTACTGCAGTTGCTAATGCTGCTGCTGTTTTTTGGTCATATTTTGCATCAGCACCATTACCAAATTGCACAGGCGCTGTAGCAACAGCAGGCGCTGTAACAACAGCAGGAGTTGTTGTAACAGCAGGAGTTGCTGTAACTGGCGCTGGCGCACCTCCACCATCAACCAACATTCTAGTTTGTATTGCCATCGTTACCCCTGGAATCCGAAGTCTTGGAGGATCTTCTTAGTAGCATCGGCGACTTCACCATTAGCTTGTTGTGTGTATTGCCAACGATGATCTTTGCGTAGCATTTTCTGGTAGTCGTATATATTCATTTCACCTTGAGGTGTAATTGCTGCACGTAGAGTTGGGTCATCTAAAGTAATAGTCTCTGGATTAATTTCTAAAGTAGATGCTAGGGTTTTCTTGTAAGGACTATAAATGGTTTCCAAGTCAATACCATTATCAATTAATTTTTTAATATTATCAGGTTGACCAAGTTTTGCCACTTCACGAATCTTTTGTTTAATGTTATCAACTGGCTCGCCTCTGTTAATATCAGATAAAAATGCCTGTACTTGACTTCCAAAGTTTTTGTTTAAGTCTAAACCATTTGCTCGTGCTGTTGCTTGCAAGTCAGCAACAATTGTAGCAGCTTTACCTGTATATTTGCCTTCTTTATTAGCGCCAAATTTTAATGCTGCATCAATTTGTGATTGAGCAGTTTCGCTATTGAGAGCAAATCCTTTATCATATAAACCTTTAGCAAGGGCTGCAATTTCTGCTGGGTCATTAAGAGCGCCAACATTAAGAGCTTTATCTTGAATAAAGGTTTCATACTCTTTAAGACCACGACCATAGGCAGTAGTTTCTTTAAGCGCAGTTATCTTTGCTAAATCGCCACCAGTAGCTGCTACTGCTTGATCATAAATCTTTTTATCTGCAAGACGTTTAGTAACATCTGGTGATTGCAAAAGAATTGTATCTGCTTCTTTTTTAAGAGAAGAATCTTTTTGAATTTCATCAGCAAGAAATTGGTCAGTGTTTAGGCCACCGGTAGTCTTTTGACCTGTAGCAGAATATGTAACCTTTGTAGGGTTAGTTGCTTCTGCTGAATTAAGAGCATTTGTAAACTTCTTTATTTCTGCTGGAGTTGCTATTCTTCCAAGTTTATCTTGAAAGACTTTTTGAATTGACGCTTCAGCATCAGTTGGATTTGTTATAGTTGGATAGGCACGAGTTCCAGATGTTGTTGTTCCAGTAGTTGTATCTGCACCAAATCCACCTGTCTTAAGAGCCTGCATATACTTCTGAGGATCCATTTTAGATGTAGCAGAATTAACCAAAACGTTAATCCAAGCATTTTGAATACTAGTAAGGCTTTTAGTTGTTTTACTAATAAGGCCATACTTAACTAAATTTGCTTTAATAGCAGCAAGGTTTTTTGGGTCACGTGATTGTAAAACCAAATCCTGAATAGACATAGGACCTTTAGATGTTGGAACCATCAAAGTTCCTGAAACTGTTGCTCCAGTATTTGGGTCAGTTACAGTACCAGTCGTATTAAATGCGTTGGCAGTGGAATCAGAACCATAACTTCCGGCTGCTGTTCCACTATTAGCTGGCGTACTAAAGCCACCGTATTGTGGTAATAAAGGTATATTTGCCATTTTATCCCAACTTCATAAATACGCTATTGATTACTGGTTTCAAACGTGGGTCACTTTCAGCCAATGAAAGCAAATAGTTTTCCCAATTTTGATTTTCTATCTGAGGTAATGTGCCTGTTATGCTAAGCATCTTATATTGATTAACAGTCTGCAAATGAGTCTGATAATCTTTCATTACTGCCTTTACTAATTGTGCTTGCTCGTGCTTAGGAGCAGTTGCATCATTAGAAAAAATATTTTGCAATTGATTATATGCAATTTGAGCGTTAATCTTTCCTTCACCATTAGTATAATCTGCATACCAAATTGGGTAAAGATTTTGCATCTTTTTCATCACACCAGACCATCTATCATTTTCTACCTTTTGTGAGTAGGTATCAAAGTTAGCTTTGGCTTGTGTAATTGCCGCAACGTGCTTAGTTTTTTCTGCAGAAATTACTTGGTCACCTTGGGAAATATAGAACTGCTTAAGCAACTCTTGAGGTGTACGTTGACTACGCAAGTGCATATTAACAAGTTCATTGTAAATTGCGCGATCTGATTCATTTTTGGCATTATCCTGTGGGATAAGATAAAACATACCAGTTGACACTGGTGATTTAGGGTCAAATGCTGTTGCATTATTATTAATGAAATCTACAGTTTTTTGAATATATGGATACTTTGCACCTGGTACATTTGATGTTGATTTAGCAACTGTATAAGAAACAGCGCTATCACCGTGCTTGCCTAGGAATTCCATAAGGGCTGAACTGAAATCACCCTTTTGCTTGTAAAGTTTCCAGAACTCATCACGCAGCCCAGTATCCTCTTGTTTAACCTGTGGAGCAAGAGGAGATGTTATGTTTAATATAGCCTTCATCAAAAGAATTGAACGGGCATTGTTTTTAATTCTTTCAACAAATGCTTGTCGTTGATATTCATTGGAATCAGGTCCTGGTACTTGACCGTGATAGTAAGCTGCGGCTAATGCACCAGAGACTGCATTACCCATCTGATTAGTAAAATCAAGTCCTTCATTCTGAGCAAGGACAGTCTTTAACCAAGCTGCAGGAATAAGACTATCCCAAACAGAACGGTCAAAAGCAATCGTTCCGATTGTTCCTTTAACTGCTGATGTAGTTGCTGGGAATAAGTCTGATATTAGGTTACCGGATACTGCTAAGAAAGGAGAAACACCTGGAGTCTGCAATTCAGGCAAAACTGATTTAAGCGATACTAAAGATCCGCGAGCAGTTATTGGCAAACCAGCAACCATTGGAACACCAATAGATGCTAAACCACTCTGTAATGCTTTTCCAAATTCGCCTACTAGCGGGAAGTAAATATACTTGTTTCCGCTTTCATCTTGCTGTACAAATGTTGGGTCAGATAATGCGTGCTCTGTTATTTGATAAAAGCGCATACCGCGTGAGAATGCAGGAGATGCGATACTTGTATCTTTCAAAGTATTAAAAGCACGTTTTAATGCCTGCTCTTGTGCAAAGTAGAACGGCAAAAAGTTACGTGCAATCTGAGCAAATTGACTACGAAGCGCAGTATTGTGAATCTGCGGAAGCATTGAATATGTAGCACGTGTCTGTGCTACACGTAGGGCTTGGTCCTCAGTCATCCAACCAGCAGCAATCTTAGGCTTTAGCTGAGCATAAGCATCACCAACGTGCATAACATATAACTGTTCACGTGCAAGGTTATTAACAATAGGGTCAATTACCTTTTTGAAACCAAGGTTAGTAATATAAACTAATGGATTTTTAGGTATTAAACTCTCAAGTAGTGGCCCTGCTACAGCAGCAGGCATAGACATACGTGTATTTTTTGTCATTTCTATAACAGATTTGTAATCTGCCTCTTTACCTAACGCTACATTTGCAGCAAGTTTTTCAAGATAAGTTCCATCTTTGCCGACTAACATACCTAATATAGAATCTACACGATCTACTGCGAATTGGTGTAAATCACCATTTTTCCAACGTGTAAGAGTATCAAGTTCTTTTTTGTACCCATCATATGTACCATTTTTTGTATCTAACATACGTATATATTCTTTATTTACTAAATTAGTACGTAAACTTTGGAACTCTTCAGTTGTATAAAATCCTGATGAAACAATGTTTGGATTTACACCCTTTAAATTACCTTTATCAGCCAAACGTTTTTCATTAATTTTTATTTCTGTTAATAAATCACTAGCAATATTTTTTCCCGCTTGGTCATTTGCTGCTTTATTAAGATTGGTAGTAAGAACTGCGCTGTAACGACTTGTATCTGCTGCTGTATAGGTAGTCCATTCAGGCATTTCTTTAAATAACGGAGTATTTCTTTGAACTTGAAAATAATAATGAGCAGATTGTCCCATTTGATACGAAGCTGAAGCATCGTATCCGTGTCCAGTTGTTACACCTTCAGAAAGAATGTGACCGTTATTTGCCATAACAAGGCGAGTTGCAAGATCCATCTGTTCTTCTGGTAATAATTTGGCTGCAAAGTTTAACCCTGCTGTTCTGGCTTTTTTAAATGTTGGAAAACCAGTTTTTAAAGCATCTTCTGCTATTCCTTCACCAACACCAAGACCGGTCATTGAGACATCAAAAATATGTTGTGCCTCTGCTGCATCTAATTTATAATTGGCTTTTGCTGCAGAAGCCGCTAATTTTGCTTTAAAAGAATTAATTATACCGTAGCGTGCAAAAGCAGGTATCATTTCAGCTGCTGCTACACGCAAACCAAAGCCTGCTGTTGCAAGAGCCAAAGGCTTGAATATACTATTAGTATAAGCCTTTGCAACAAAGTCATCTACAGGTCCTAAGACCTTGCCATATGTACCAAGACTGCGCATTGCTTTTTTAATTTGCATAAAATCTGGAATATCAAACATATTCGTTGCTTGATGCGAAAATATTGCGCCTATTGATGAACCAGTAGCGGTTGCATATTGGCCTAATGGTTCGCCCAATACGTTAGTTCCGTAAATTTGTGTTCCAACTTGTTCTTGATCAATTTTATAAATATCGTCCAATACAGATTTAACTAATGCATTATCATCTGGGAGGCCAAGTGCTTTAAAAGATTCAAATAAAGATTGATTTTTCATATCACGAGCAAGAGCTTGATCGCCAGTTGCTACTGCTTCTGCGTATTTTCCAGCCCAAATCTTTGCTGCTCTATCACCTAGACCAATACGACCAATACGATATACAGTTGTAGCTGCATCAGGTGCATTCCATCTAAACTTGCTAAGGGATAATTTTAACGTTTCAGGGTCTACACTATAAGGCATATAACCTGAAAATGTTTTGTATGCGCTACCAACAATACGTTTTGCCTTATTTACAACGTTTGCATTGTATTCAGGATTATCAATATATTTGCCTGGATTCAATACGTCAGGAATTAATCGTGGAATATTAGCATTACGAACAGCATCAACAATTTTTGAATCACCAATTGCTGCGCGTAGCAATGTACGCGATGGAAGTATTGCTTGTCCTGCAATAGCGCCATTTGTTTCACCAAGAAAAATTGAAGTTTTAAGAAATTGGTGTACATCTTCTGCAGTTTTTGTTTCTAATGCCAAACGACCTGCTGTTGCTGTACCCAACTGTGGGTACTTTTGAATAATAATACCCGCTGCTTCGCCTTTAGTACTAGCATTTCTAATAGTGCTAGCAATATCTTCTAATGCTCTGTTGTATGTACGAGATGTTGCATTAAATATGCCGGTACCTTTAAATACCATATCCATTTGGTCGCTAGTTACTGGTACCTTGGTACGAGCAAGAATAAAATCTCGTGCGCCTGGTACTGTTGCCATAATAGGATACTTAAGTTCGGTAGTTCCTTCTTTAAGCAACTTGCCAGATTTCATTAATTGGTTATAGCGCGATATAACCATTATCGGATCTGTTGTTATATCAAAAGATGCATCACCAATAGCTGAAATAATTGATGCTGGTGAACTTAATCCAGTACCAATTTTTGAAATAATTGATGCGTTAGGATCTACTGGGTGATCTGTTACACCAAAAGCTCTAATTGCTGGTTCATAACCTATTGCTTTGACTGTTTGTGAAATAGCATTAGAAATATCACGACCTGGGCTTACTACATAATCTTCTGAGTTACTTTTAGCGTATGAGTCTTTATATGTATCAGCCCAAGGACCAACAGTAGAAAGTTTACGTAAAGCAGTAGCTGCTAAATCTGCACCTATTGCACCACCAGTAGGGCCTCCTAATAAAGTCCCGCCAACTGTGCCACCAATTACTCCAAGAGTTACTGCAAAACCTGGAAGAAAACCGTGATCTGTATAAACAGAATGAATAAACTTGTAATCTCTTTGAATTTCTTTTAATGGTTTGCCAAGTATTTCAAGTCCACTTGCAGTTTTTGCTCCTATTTTAGCCCAAAAAGATTGAGTGCCATTGCCTTCAATATGGTCATTAATAGCATCTTGTGCAGATACGCCTTTTGATACATATGATAAAAGAGGTGCAACAGCAGTTAAGTTTTTAGAATTATAAGTATCTGCTGCTAACCCTGGATTACGGGCCAAATCTGGTGTTACCCAATTGCCCCAAAGATCGTTGCTAGCCAAATTAGAATCCTTGCTGTATACGTTGCGCCAAATACTTTAATGTTGGAGAAGCGTTTGGATTTGCTGCAAGATTAGTAAATAATTGATAAGCATTTTCATATTGACTTTGGACATTGTCTTTCATCATTAGCGCTTCTGAACCTGCGCCTGGGCCAATATCTATTCCGTGAGTTACTGGTTCATCAGGACGCTGTGTTCGATCATAGAGACCAACATTTGCTGGAGCAGTGCTAGCAGCTCCATTTGGAACTGTTGGTGCTTGTGAAAGTTTAACGCCGCCTGTTTTGGCTAGTGGAGCACCGGCTTTTTGTGCAGCCATCTCAACACCTGCGCCATAAGTATCTGGGCTGTATTGTAAATCTGTACGCTTTGCGTATGGTCCAGGACCTGATACACCCTGCATTGGGTTAGTGGCATCTTCAAGCGCCATTTGTATCCTCCTGTATTGATTCTAAATCTTGAGTAAAACTATCCCAAACTTTATTAATTTTAGTTTCACGATTTGAATGATAGATAGAAAGTTCCATTATTGATTCTGCTAAGCCAGTTATTACCTGACAAATGTTATATATAAACTCTGTAAAAACAACCAAAGCATCAGTAGGACGTACCGGACGTGGGACCTTATCTTCGTGATCTAGCACGTCCGGTACTCCTTATCTAAAAGTTGTTTACTTCTTTACCTTTTTGCCTGGCTTTGGTGCTCCAGCAAAAGGCTGCTTAACATCGCCGCCTGATACCTTAGCGCCTGCGCCTGAAGCGCCGTGAATTGGCTTTGACATTGGTGCTGGTGCTTGTGTTCCTTTTTTCATATTTCACCTCCCTAGAGATTATGCCGCGCCGCCGATTGATGCGAGCAATGATGCAATATCTGGCTTGCCTTGTTGGGCACCGCCAGCAGCAGGGGCTGCACCGCCAGGTTGTTCCATACTTGGCTGCGAGGCAGAAGCGGGAGCCATACCTGCTGCTGGGGGTTGCATACCCATCTCTGGATTTGCGGGCTGAGGTTCAGGCGTAAACGCCTTCTCCACAACATTTTCAATAGTAAGGCCCTTTTGTCGGCCTTTAATCATTTCAGCAAAAGAACTAAGAATCTTGGAAGGGTCCTGACCTTGTGCAACCATCTGTGGAATTGCAAGAGCAGTTTGTCCAATAGCCGCACGAAGTGCATCGCGCATCTCTTCAATGTCAACTTTTTGTTCTTCTTGAGTTACATTAATTTCAATAGGTAGCTCACGACGTACATAGTCGCGTGATATAAGTTTATCTGAACGCATCTGTAGTAAAGCAACAGTTGCATTATTTGGATTCATACCAGACATAATTCCGTAACGAACATCTACGGTGTAATCGCCATTGATTGCTTTAGCAGGCACATACTTCATTGTGTATGGTGTGCCGTCATCAACGCCACGGATTTCTTTCATCTTATTGCCAAAGATTTTTTCATCAGTCTTGAAACAAAGTGCGATGAGTTCAACGAACATACGTGCAAACTGTGCTTGTGCTGCCTTGATCTGTGTATCAAAGCCTGCCTGAAGTGCTTGTACACCACGACCAGTTACAACTGAAGCATCTGTGCTACCGCCACGAGTCTCAGGATAGCGAGCACCTGTACGTAGTTCACGTTCTAGCACACCAGATTCTGCAAAGATTCCAGGTGGTAGGTCTAGTGGAACACGACGAATATTTTGTGGCTGTGAAGAACGCATAATTGAATCTGGGCCAAGGGCCAGTTCTTGCACATCCTGTGGAATAGCAATAGGTGCTTGAATAGATTTTTCAGCTGCCTGTACTTGAAGTACTGCAAAGCGTGCTCGTGCTAACTGAACACCTAGTACGTCATCATATTGTCCACGTGCTTCACCATCAATAGATGGGCGCATAGCCACACGAACCATACACTCACCGATTGGGTTTGGTGTATTAGATAGAACTAAATTTTTGCGCTCTGGTAAATAGATAAGGTCTTGGTCTTTGTCGTGATAGCGAACTAAAGATAGATATGGAGAACCAGGGGTAAACTGATTCATTCCAACAATCTCTTTATAGAACTCTGGGTAAAGCGAGGCTAAAGTCTGAGCGTCCATACCAACAATTTGCGTTAGCGAAAGGCAACGACCAAAACGGTCTAGCTCTGGATAAGAACCAAATGGGTTAAGCAGTTTCATAATTGGGTTGTCGTTTTCGTAATCGAGTTCAACACGACCAATTAACATTCCATAAGTGTTATACCAATCTGCACCGGTATACATTTGCACACCTAGTTCAGAGCGATCTACATAATAATTTGCAATACGACCACGAATGTCTGCAGACTTGCGTGCAGTATCTGAAACCATATTAGAAGCTGTGCAGTTAAAAGAAGGAAGCGGCGCCATTGATTCAGCGAGGTCGCGTGCAGAGACGTCAATAATATTGGCGACTAGAGGCTTAGGGTAATCCTCTGAGAACATAGAAGGGTAAACCTTCGAAATGTCTCCTTGGCGCACGGAAAGGACATCACGCATACGGGCATCACGCTGAGCGTATTTAGTCTGTAAGCGAGATACCTTTGCGGTAACCTCTTTAACTGTTAGCATTGTAATCCTTAATTAGTAAGTTAAGCCGTTAACCTTTGTAGGCCATTCGACCTTGTCGGTTGCTAGTGCTTCTGCTTTTCCTGCTGAATACTTACGGTCTACTTCTGGGTTCATCTGAGGTGTCTTTACTGCACCTTTATCAATGTAATCTTCTTCGACTGTCTCTACCTTGTAGCTTGGATCTATTGCCATAATTATTTTCCTTTACCCATTTTAGGTGAACGTGATGCCCAGTTTGTCATTTTGTCAACTTTTGCTAAATCTTTTGGAAGGTTCTTTTTATCTTTTGGAGTTTCAGCTGTATCAATAATCCAATTTCTTTTATTGGCTGCATCATCACCACGAGTGCCTACACCGATAGGTTTTTTTGTTGCTTTAGTCATTGAAGTACTAACTCTTTTTGCGCTACTTGAACTTGCAGTATCAGTAATTTTAACCTTTTTAACTGGCTTTGCTATTTCAGTTGTTTTCTTTAATTCTGATGCAGGTACGCGTTTTAACGTAGTTGTTGAAGGTATTACCTTTTTTACTGCCATTGTTGTCTCCTTATATGAATGTTTTGTTTTGTGCTGCAATCATTTCATCAATGTTGACAACAACTCTTTTGGATACTTCTGCCCGTGATAGGAACGGATTTTTTAAGTGGTGCGTGGCATACTGACCATAGTTAAGCATCTCACGTGCTCTAATCTCACAGAACCACAAAGCCATTACCATATCGGTCTTGCCCTTAGTAGTAGGAGTCCACGTAATCAACTGCTCAATTAAAGACTTAACGTTTTCAGTTTGGTCACTAGGTAAGTGAATTAAGTTATCTCGATGGTGCTTGCCATCTGGCTGTTTAGTGCCAAAGAGAGTAGCCATAGATGCCACACCAAATCCTGTATCCCATTTGTTCTGTCCAGTATGATGCTCACGCAAGATAACGCCGCGTGATGCTAAGTGTTGACGGATACCTTCATCTTGAGTTAAGAAAGCCTGAAAAGCATTCTTTTCAATAATCCATTCGGACGGGCTGTAGAGCGAAGTCCAGTTAAAGATAATGTCGCGGATCTGCTGAGGGCTTGGCCGCGTAATTTTGTAGACATCTACAATGTAGCGCTTACTAGTAGCCCTATCAATTGCATAACAAACAACTGCTGTATCTCCCACAATGGCTGGGTCCATACCGCAGATATAAGTAAAGCCGCTTAAATCTTTTGGATGTCCTGGGTGTCCCATTTCAAGGCGACCAGATTTACGCATACCATCTATAGAACCACGTACACACACTGGATCAAAAGCTGCGTTCTCAGATACATCTTGTTGCTGGTATACCAAAGCCCAGGTACTAGTGTCCATAGCTTGGCGTTCGTTAAATAAGTTCTTACCAGACCAGCGAGGATATAAGCCTTCTTCATCTTGCTCGTTTGCTTCTTGCCCATCAAATGGAGCGTCAGACTTTGGCCACAAAGTCACCCACTTGTCAGGGTCTTCATCTGGCTCAAGAAGGGCTGGCATAGCAAGATATGTCCAAGGAACTAATCCTGCTGGATAGCGGTCCTCTTGGCGTAGCTCTCTATATAAATCTACTGAGGCTACACGGGTACCAATAATAATTAACTTACCAGTAGGGTTAAGACGAGAGCGCACATCCTGGGTAAGCCATTTAATCTGTCGTTCAAAGTCATTAGCGTTAGACAATGTCACCGCATCGTCTACTATGATCATATCGGCACGCTTGCCGTAGATTTGACCGCCGATACCAACGGCTTCGATGTTTGGATCTTTTTCGCTAGACTCACGCAGTTCATCACCAAAGGTGACGCGGGTTGCTTGCCAAGAAGCGGTCTTAGAGTTAAACCCTACGCCAGCAGCATAAGCACTTTGGAGGTCGGCATACATTGGATGCGTTAGTCTTTGCTTGATGGCGTAGAGAAAGTCAGCAGCTAATCGCTGTGTCTGGGATACAATCAAAACTCTGAAGTTAGGATTGCGGGCTACCTGCCAAGTGACGTAGTCAACCGTAATGGTCATTGACTTGGCGTGGTTGGGCGGGATGTTTACAAGGATACGGTTATTAGCCACACCCTTTTCAAATTTCATACTGGGATGTAACCAGCTAGGTTCTCTACCCTCAATGACATCTACGATGTTCTTTTGATGGGCAAAAGTCCTGGAGTGCAAAAAGCGCTGTCTAAATTCTATGAAGTCAATGTCGTGGACGTCACCGCCCTGGAACTGCTTGTCTTTGAGTCCTAGCCTTGTACGATCTATCTTGTCTGCAAATACTTTATCGGTGCGACGATAGTACTCGTAGGTCTTACCAGATTTGCCGGCTGAAACACAGGCGGCGTCTATAGTCATACCTTCTGCTACACATCCTAAGATGATGCGTTTGGCAATATCTGCCGAATTTTCAGCCACGGAATCTCCTAATATCAAATCGGCCGGAATGCCTTTTCATTTATACTAGGGAAGATGATTACTAGGCGTTAGCATTTTAATAGAACTATCCCGACTAAAAGTACTGGGCAGTTCGGGCTTAGCGCCCGAAGGAGCCACAGCGAACTGAGGGGTAAGTTAGTACTCGGCCTAGGGGCCTCGTAAGAGGCGGCCACGGGTCGCAAAGCATAACTTCCCCGCTTTGCTCCCCTACTATATATAAGGCAGGAAATTTAGAGCATTTCCCGTTTTTGAACTGTGATGTGTAACACATACTGTAGTAATAATATATAACCGCAGGTCAAAGCTGTATTTGGATCTCACTTTAGGAAAAATATTTATTTGGGGTATGTATATAGTGCACCGCGCAGAATTCACTATGAGGGGTCCCGTTTTCTGCGTAGTCTGCCCGTATTCTTGCCGGCTATGGCGTGGCCGGCGCTAGAGTCTGCCCCGACTTTGGCCGGATACTGTAGGGAATTGCGCGGGTTGCTAACCCTCCGGCACACCCTAGCCCTTAACTAATATCCCTAACCGATAGGGCTAACCGGCTAACCTTGCAGCTGCTAACCGATAACCTTGCCGATACCTTGCAGCTGCCTACCTTGTAACCTTGCCCGTGTCTAACGATCCGGCCACAATTACCGACACGACACGGGTTAAAAATAGTTAGCGGATAGAATTGACACGCTATACCGTAGGCACTACCCTATACCTAGTGAGCTAAACCTACCTAAACAAGCTCACAAGGAGAATAACTAATGACTACTAAACAAGAGCCAGGCACTAAACTATCCTTTAGTTGCGATTGTAAAGGTTGCAGGGGATACCTGCCCGATATTGCAGGGATCGTATATCCTGAGCAATTAGCTCATAGAGCGCAGGGGTACTACTTTACACGCGACACGATGAAAACATTTTCATCACGCTATTGTGATTGGGCGCGATTGACTAATCCTAAGATAGCCACGGGGCGCGATAATCGTGACGGCGTGGCCATAATCGTATCCTCTCGCCACGGTTATGAGGGCGCAGCCCGTTATTATGAGGTGATCACCTTATGCGCG